GGTCAGACAGTTAGAGTCAAAAACGCACGAATGATCCTTCGTGTAGAAACAGTTGGTAATCTTGGTATTGCCGGATGCGGTCCCAAGCAAGGAAGCGATACCCGCATTGGCCACGTTGTACCACAGACCACATGCACGTGTCATTCGGCGGCGGAATGCGCACCCGAGGCGGCAGCATCCATTGATGCGTGGCCGGTTTGGAGATGATTTTTTACGGAGACGGATTCGGAGACGGATTCGGATACGGAGACGGATTCGGATATGGATATGGAGACGGAGACGGATACGGATACGGAGACGGAGACGGATTCGGAGACGGAGACGGATACGGAGACGGAGACGGATTCGGATATGGATATGGAGACGGAGACGGACACGGATTCGGAGACGGATACGGAGACGGATTCGGGGACGGATTCGGAGACGGATATGGAGACGGATTCGGAGACGGATACGGATACGGAGACGGATTCGGATTAGGAGACGGATACGGATACGGAGACGGAGACGGAGACGGATATGGATTAGGAGACGGATACGGATACGGAGACGGAGACGGATTCGGATATGGATTAGGATACGGAAAAGCAATATCAACAATCGGACAAAGGGAAGTAATTCATATAACAGTTTTTGATTACATAAAAATCGGATGCCAAATCCACACGTTTGAATGGTGGGAGGTTAATTGGTGTCAGGTTGCCCGCGAATATGACGTCAAGATAACTAGAGAAGAAGTTGTCGAGATATTTGATACGATAAAAATGAAACGCGTCAAAGACGCAGAATTGGAGTCAAGATGAAAGACGCAGAATTGAAAAAAATTGTCAACGAGTGGTGTTACGAACAACTTGTGAGGGCCATTGGAAACAGCGATGTGCCCGATGAATGCAGGATGCAGGAGAACAAATTCAAATTGATGGTAGGAGTAGTTGCTGACGGAATATTATCCAGAAACAACCGTGAAAAGAAAGACTGACATGCGAAACGGGCCTAGGCCCGTAGGCGGCTTGGCAACCGCCCTGATGAGCGCCCAAAAAAGGATACACATGAAAAAGGAATATAAATGAGCAAAAAATATACAATTATGATGGAAGTTTTTAGAATGTACAAAGAAGGAATGTCACCTGATGACATACGAAAGACAACTGGTTTGAAAAAAACCGCTGTAAGTGTTTATATTTCCAAATTCAGAAGAGCGTATGATCATACAGAATGTGATGTTTGCCACCGCATGATTAGAGGAAGAGCGTTTTATTTTAGGGGCAAAAATATGCATGGGGAGTGTCTTATAGAACACGGCACATCTTTGGGCGAGTCTGTTGTAGGAGTGGATCATAATCCTGTTTTTTCAAGAAGTGAATCCGTTTTTGAATTTTAAAACAGCGTGATTCTTGAGGAACCACATGAAAGATCGATTTTGGTTTGAGCACGACTCGAACGCACATTCGGATCCATTGATAATAAAGTTACGCATGAAGTATGGGCTCGCAGCATACGGTGCATTTTGGATAGCTATTGAGTCACTTAGGGACGCGGACGGATATCAAATAGATCTATCTATGATAGATGCGTTATGCTTCGAGTACAGGATGGATAGGGAGTGGTTTGATTTCATGATTGAAACAGGTCTTTTCAAATGTGACAATTCATTTTTCTGGTCTGAATCTTTGAAACGAAGAATGAAAGCATGGGACTCCAAACGAAATAGCTATGCCAGACGCGGAGCTGCTGGAGGTAGAGCAAAAGCAGAGCGTATGTCTAGCTCAGCTACAGCACAGGCACAGCAAAGCTCTGGCTGTGCTCTACCAATAACAGAACATAACATAACAGAAGAGAAGAGAAGAGAAGAGTCACACATTACGCGCACACGTGCGCGCGACGGGGAAATAGAATATCGAAAACGAGTCGATAATGAATTTGATCTATTTTGGGCAGCATATCCTAAGAAGGTAGGAAAGAAGGCAGCGCTTAAAGCGCTCCAAAAGGCCCGTAAATCGGGTTGCCCCGAAATTGAGGTCTTGGTAGGGGCTATCGATAAACATCGAAAATCGGCCCAATGGCGTCGCGACGGTGGGCAGTACATCCCGAACCCGGCGACGTGGTTGAACGAAGGCCGTTGGGATGACATTCCCTTGGATGGTCCGGCCCGAAAATTGCTCCCCCAGGAACAAGCGCAGTTGGCGATCCAGGAGTGGCTCGCAGAGGAAGAGGAGAAAGTACGCAATGGACAGTCGAGCGATAGCGGAAGCGTTACAGATGATTTCGGAGTCATATCCGGGTCGGTGGCAGCCAACAAAACAAACAACGCAAGTGTGGTCAAGGATGCTCAAGGACATAGACCAGAGATTCGGACTCGCGGCGGTGACTGAGTTGTGCGGATCGGGAGATTGGCCGCCGACGATATCGCAGGTCCGTAGGATGGCCTACAATCTGTCGCGCGGCACTGTTGCCCCTCCGAGCCCGTGGGAGGCCTGGGAACGAGCGGTCAATGGAGATACAGCGGGTGACATCGAAAAGCGGGCCCTTGAGCTCGTCGGAGGCTCATACGCAGTGAGGCGAGGTGAATCACCGGAGATAATCCGGGCGCAGTTTCTGAAGTGCTACTCAGAGCTACTCGAAAAACACGACCGTGAGATCTGCGCGATTCCAGAGGCAAAACAACTCGCGTTTGAAAACCGACCGGAAATAACGCCCTTGGAGCGGCAAGTAGAGGCTCCAGAGGAATATACTCCGGTATCGGCTGACGACATCATGGACGCTATCAAGAATCTTGAATCACATGTACGGATATGACAAATAAAGAACTCCAAATTTGCAAAAGCAAAATACTGAAATGGCACGCAACTTGAAGGGTGAAGTGGTATGAAACCGAACAAATCAGGGTACTGGGAGTACCAGGGTGAACCGTGCAAGGTAACATTGGGTGAAGGAATATTTGAAAACGATGGGTTGTTTTTTCATACATTCAATAACCAAAATGGCACGGTAGATGAATCCGACGATATAGATTGGGGCTCTGAAATCATAATGGAACCCTCGATTAAAAAGTCCGAACTCATCTCCGAGATCGAAAGCCGCATGATGGATTGGGAAGATCGCGAGACCCAAATCGAAAAGGCCGCATATGGAATCCTGTATCATCTCCTGGTCTGGGTGAAGCAGAAATGAAAATGCCACTTCCGAAACCGCTAAAACAAGGAGAAACACCATAATCCAGTGTTGATGAGTAGAGATGAAAACTGATGGATATAAGGTTTTTACTAACGATTTGAGGAGTCCAATACAGAGGGGAGAACCGGTGTGGAATGGAACCATACCGTTTGATCTCCCCACGGTAGAGTTGGATGAATCTGAAAATGAGTGCGGAGCCGGGTGGAATTTCTGCCGGTCAAGTTCGGATGCTCTTAGAATTGCAGGTCTTTGGCCCAACGGTAGGCCTTCGAGGTTGTTTAGTGTTAGCTGTGAATCGGCGATAGAGCGAGGAGATAAGTTGAGATCTTCTAATCTCAAAATCGTAGATGAAATAACAGACATAAGATTTGCAATAACTGAGATGTCTATACCATTCGGAAAATTTGCCGAGAATATGGTAAACGAGCAACTCGAGTGGAGATTGGCTCTATCGCGACCGTTTAAAAACAAAACCGAAATAGAGTCAGGGCTGAGAGAAGCTCTTACGAAACGAGGACTGAATTGGAAACTGAAACAATTTAAATCAGCAAAGGACGCCAGGTCCGCCAGTGGATCCTGGGACGCCTGTGATTCAAGGTGCTCTAGTGGCGCAAGGCCATCCAGGGCCGCCAGGAACGCCTGGGACACCAGTGCCGCCGGTGTATCCTGGAGCGCCATGGCCTCCTTGGCCACCTGGGGAGCTTGGGAAGCCATGTCATCCTGGTCCACTAGGGACATCATGGGCTCAAGGGACGCCAATGCCGCCAAAAACGCATTGACAGTTTATTACGCTTCCAAAAAAAAATGGATCAATTTTCCGGAATATTATCTAACCGTTGGAATAAGAAACGCATACAAAAATGGACTGGAAATTGCAATTCCAACAGGTCCGTCTGAGCTAGGTTGGTCCATGGAGCGAGCATGAAATGTGAACACAAACACACCAAATATCAACCCACAGATGAAGAGTGGAGATGTCCTAGTTGTGATAGTATCGATTTTTTTATAGATGATGGTCCAAATATGGAATGCGATTTGATTCACGACGACGACTATATTTTTTGCAATTCATGCAAAGAAGACGAATCAGGAAAGTCATTTGTTAGTAAATTATTAAAAAGAAAAAAATTGGTGATATGCCCTCACTGCAATGGAAAAGGTATGATTAAAAATGTTAAAACCGTGTAAAGCGTGTGGTGCAAAACCTATTTTGGTTAAGACACCTTTCCCGTTTGTTGAATGTGTTAGTTCCGATTGTTGGAGCGGTCCAGCTTGCAAAACTAAAGAAAAAGCCGAGTATGAATGGAATAGGCTTATGGGGGAGACAGAAGATAACAGGAATGTAGTCGCTTCAATGTTCGAACATGGAGTCACTACAGTAATATGCGATGACGGATCTGTATTTTGTACTTCTGATATTTCTAATGGATGGTCTCCTCAAAAACCAATACCAGGGACTAAGGCTGACAAAAAACATGCATAAGAGACTAATAAAAGTAATCGAATCACAACTTGGAATGGCCATTTATTACGTGAATGAAATATCTAAAATATTGCCTGATGTGAACGATCCCGATGCTAATGAGTATGAAGGAGAATTACTAGATGTGTGTTTAGCTATGGGTGTCCTCGAGGAATTGCGTAAAAAAATACAAGAAAGGTTACAAAAATGAGTTTCGAAAAATTTGATATTGCACTGCTTGGTGGAGGCGCCGCGGTTGCGCAGATAAACCATTGGGTAGCCGAGGCAATCAAAGATTGCATGGACCCGAACAAAGAACGTGATGCGGTCAGAAAGGTATCCCTTGAAATCAAGATTTCATGCGCTCAAGACGCTGAGTCAGCTGGGGTTTCCTATCGTGTGATTCCGAAGTTTCCGGCCGACGCAGCAGGCGTTGATATGGTTGCAATCAGCCGCACAACACAAGAGGCATATATCAACACGGATAAACAAATACCCCTCGGTTTCGACGCGGAAAACGTAGAGGTTACGGAAATTAGAGGTGCAAAGTGATCAAGGAAGCAATTAATAGAATATTGGAATTACAACGGCCCGAGGTGTTCACGGATGCGAATGAAATGCAGCGATACACCGGGACGAATAAGCTTGTAGGATTGCCGACGCAGGCACATGCGCCCGTTGTATGCTCATCGCTCGAATCACTGTGCAAGTTCGCGCTGGAGACAAAACCTGAACCGTTTTTCGAAATCACAGGACCGGCATCAGTGTCGCTGATTGAAATCAACACATACGACGGTCAAGAAGAGAAGGAATCGATTTGCAGTTGCAAGGCGATTCTTCCGGAGAATTTCCCATTTGGTCAATTTCTTGAGCCCGATAAATTTACGATCAAAGCCTGCGATTTTTTCGAGAGAAACGACAATTTCAAGTCAATGATTGCAACCGTTTCGTCAATCACGGATTTTAATCAGACCGACGTCGAAGATGACGGCCTTTCTCAGACGGCAACCACAAAAACAGGAGTTGGCCGCAAAGACCGCAAGACCATCGATCCATTTATAGCGCTGAGATCCTACCGTACTTTCCGCGAGATCGAACAGCCGGAGGTATCTTATCTGCTGCGGATTCAGAAGGGACAGCAAGGCAGTGCTCCGCTCGTAGCTCTGTTCGAGGCATCTGGATACCACTGGAAGATCCAAGCAATCGATGGAATCGCAAAATACATCGCGGAAAAAATTCCAACGGCATTGGTGATGAAATGAAAAACCGACATCGAGATCCTAATCATCCATATTGGAGGATGAAATCAAACCAAGTCGTAAGAGCACTTCGAGACAAGCGAATAAAGGCTCAAAGACTGAAAATGGGCCACACGTGCTACGATGCGGCGCGGTGTGATTGCGAAGTAAGAAAGGGAAATGCATGAAAAAGCGAAGCATCGAGCACGAAATCCAGTGTGCATTTTTCGAGGCCTGTAAATCCATTCCGGGCTGCGAGTACATGCACGCGATCCCTAATGCTGTACCAGTGAGAACGGGTGGGCTCAGCAAGGATGCAGCTCGACTGGCTCGCATTATAGCGCAAAAACACATGACCAGAGAGGGCAGAAAATCTGGCGTTCTCGATGTTTTCAATCCTAAGCCGATAACATTGATTCGTAAAACAGAGAGAACGGAATTCACCCGTTCGTGGAACGGCCTCTACATCGAATTCAAGCGGCCCGCTTCGGTGGTCAACGGTAAAAAATCTGTGGCCGGGCAACTGAAGTCTGAGCAGGCAGAGTTCATCCTGTACGCGGATCGCAACGGATACGCAGTCGAGGTGTGTTTCTCAGTGCAAGAGGGAGTCAATACCGTGCTTCGATATTTAAGGGGCGAGCACAGCAACTCGGCGGCCGTGGCGCTGGCGAATAGGAAGTTGAAGTTATGAAAGAGCGACCGATAATTTTTAACGAACCAATGGTGCGAGCTATATTGGAAGGGAACATCTCACTATCGTGCGAGGTTCGGAGCACAGGCGAAAGATTGACCAGAAACTCTCCGGTTTGAAATCGGCTTTAAAAAGGGCTGAGAATGTCGGAACAAAAACACACTGATTCACCGGGTTGGTGGTGGTGATGGAGAACAGCTACCAAGCGGTGGGAACCAATATCTGTATACCGCGCCGAGGACGGTATTTGTCGAATATCTGGGATACTGAGAGACGTTAGAACGGTTCCGGTAAACCAATGGGCGAATAAAATAGAAATGCCAAACTGGATACCAGAAACTGACTATACAAAGGAGGGGTGATGAATAATAAAGTTGCAGAAATATATAAGGAAATAAAGGCAATGGATAACGTGTCTAGATTGGAAGTGGCTGCCTCATTATTGATGATTAATCCATTACATCCAATAGCGATTACAATTATTGATATGGTGAGCACTGAATTGAATGCAGCCGTGTTGTTGAGTGCCGGAAAGCGTAGCAGAGATGAGTAATCCAATTCAATGGTGCACAGAGGTTTGGAATCCTGTCGTTGGTTGCAGCCATGTTTCATCCGGGTGCGACAACTGTTACGCCGCGAGAATGGCGAGCAGGTTTAGACAGGAAGGTGAGGAGTTTGCAGGATTGACAGGGAAAGACGAATGCAATTGCGGTTATTATTGTGATTGTGACGGATATTCAAAAGGACCATTTAACGGGACGGTTAAGTTCAAGCCGAACCGCCTCGAAAAACCGTTCCATTGGAAGAAGCCGCGCCGAATCTTTGTCACCTCCATGGGCGACCTTTGGCACCCGTCGGTAACTCGAGAGCAAAGGGCGGCCGTGTTTGGTGTGATCTGCTCAACTCCACATATCTATCTCGACCTTACAAAGAGGCCTGAAAATCGCCTCGAATGGTTCAGCGAGAAGCGGACCACCGAGCAATGGATGGAATGGTTGCGATTGCACATGAACGACAACGGCATCAAGGGGAAACCGAATTCATCTTGGCCCCCTCCTAACTACTGGTCCGGGGTGAGCGTAGAAGACCAGAAGACGGCCGATGATAGAATCCCTCTGTTGCTTCATACTTCGGCCGCGAAACGGTTTGTGAGTTACGAGCCGGCGCTTGGGCCCTTGAACTTTTCATCCATTCAGGATGGTAGAACGCGCCCTATGGAGTTTTCGGCCCGATATCTGCCGTTTGCAGCCATGAGCTTGATCATCTGCGGAGCCGAAACCGGCCCGCACAAAAGGCCGATGAGTCTCGATTGGGCGCGGTCCGTGCGCGATCAGTGCAAGGCCGCCGGTGTGCACTTCTGGTTTAAAAAAGATTCATATGGAAACGAAACGCTCGACGGGGTTGACCATCACCCGGAGTTTTGGAGGTAAATATGGGATACTATGACAGAATTGGTGATGCTATAATAATAACGGCAAAGATTTTAGTGTGGTCTTTAATTGGATCCATATCTGGATGCACCATTGCTATTGCCTATATTGTTTTGAATTAATCCGGAGTTTTGAAATGAAAAACAACTGCGGAGTGATTGTTGAGATGCGAATCATGCCACATGGTTCAGAGGATAGAGAAAATGCATTAAAATTTACATTTCTATGTGGAAGCAGATATAAATGCATCAACTTTATACAATCCAAAGAATATGATTCTGGTGGATATAAATGCTCAAACAATCCATGGGCCAGCATATGCAACTCTGAAATTGCCAATACTCAGGCTCTAGAAGCACTTTCGGGCAAAATACACGAGGAACTTTGCATGCGGCACAACGAAGAGATCAAAAAATGAAAAATAGATGCGAAGCGTACGCAACAGGTTTGATTAAAATTGAATCACTCGTGTTCAAGTGTGGGCATAATTTTACGTCTTGCAAAAACTTCAAAAAGAAAAAAAACAGAACTGGTGAATGTTTTTATTTCGACATATATCACAGCAACGATCCATCCGAAACAGACTGCTATAGCAAACAGGCCCAAACCGATGCACTCGAAGAGCTATCAGCAAAAATAAACGAGGAAATTTATATGATGAACAGCGAGGCGTCTAAGAATGACTGATTTGCAATCCAAGCAGCGAATCATTGACAAAACAACTCTTGAATTTAGAATCCTTCAACTGTTGCAAATGTTCCAGGTTTGTAGAGATCCTGAAACCAATGATGTTGTCTATATCAACACTAACATACGGTTTGATATTAAATTTATCGCTGATAAGTTGATCGTAAAAGACACTGACGATGTATTGTCGGCACTAATGGTGCTGAATAAGTATAAAGAGGATGACGCACCATGCCCGCTTGTTTTACGACAGGGTGTCAACTGGATTGTGTCGCAACATGGCGTTAAATACTTTACAGAGACAATTGTGAATGTTTGGCATAATACCAATAAATCGGTAGCGGAACATCGAGAAGAAGCGCTTATGGGAGCTATGGAGAAGTTTGGTAGATGGGTTCCAACAGAAATGACTACCGCAACGCTCACCTCTCAAAATAAACCTAGTGCAAGAGACTCCGATGACAAAATTGCATCAATTGTTGATGCTAAAAACAAACTTGCGAGACAAGCGGCAAACGAACTTGGAGTGGATTTCAAAGATGCGTTAGATTATTTCAAAAATGGAACAGCAAAGGTTTGCAAAGGTGCCATAAATCCACATGTTGCTCTCGTTTCTTCGTTCAGAAGTGGGCGCGGAATTTGCAAGAAATGCGAGAAGATAGCGAGGTTTTGTAGATGATTTTGTATTTTTTCATTTTAGTTGTTTTATATGTGGTAATATCATGATTGAACTTCTTATATCGGCAATTTTTACTTGGCAACCATGCCCATCTAATCCTTGGTGGTCAAAACGATCTGAGCTATCAGATACCATTTTGATGGAGTCGGGAAAATGGTCTGTGCCTGCTGAAGTTTTGACATGGGTTTCATTTTGGGAGTCTTCTTGGGATCAGAACGCGATAGGAAAACGAGGTGAGCTTGGACCTGTCCAGATAATGCCCAATGGTCCTATCGCTCGCAAATGCCTATCTTTTGGCCTTGATGTTGCATCGTGGGATTGTGCAGCCTTTTCCGTTTCCGGAGAATGGAAGGCGTGTCAAGGTGATTGGATTTGTTTTTTTAGGACGCATGCTTGTGGATCGATAAAGGGAACGTGCGGAATTGATAAGGCAGAATATAGAGATAGCATTAGAAAATCAATTGGGTGGTAATATGGAAAAAATATATGTGACCAACGAAGGTTAAAGATGATTCTTTATCACGCAACAACCCCGAAGAAGGTGCACAGATACAAATCAACAAGGGCAATACTGTCACCGGTTAGAGGATTCGACACTTTTGATGCTGCCAAATATTGGGCAGAACGGCATAATAGATGCATAGTTCTTAGATTTGAAACCGATGATACGAAGACACATAAGCTTCCGGATCATCACAATATTCATGGTAGGGCCTATTGGGCCGAACAGAATATTGAAAAATGGGATATCGAGTGGACCAAAAAAGGAGTTGTATCAGATGTGTAGATTCTATTTGTCAGTATTGTCGTTTGTCTTGTCGTTAGCAGTACTAATTGCATCGGTTGAGTCCAGATGCGACGAATGCAAATTCTGGTCTGTAAAAAAATGCGACAATGATGTAACGTGCAACATCTATCAGCGAAGATCTGGTTTCAAGGTTGAAATAAAAACCATTCCAAGTTGTATATATGGGAATGTTGACATCATCAATGCAGAGACACTCAAAAGAGTCCAAAACGCAAAGGTGATATATGGATCTGTGATGGTCCAGGGCCAGATGATGATTGATTCTAAAAGAATGGATGTTCTAGACCTTGGTGGAATAGAATGGATTAGCGGTTTCCTTTATATCCACGGAAACCCATATCTAAAGCATGTTTACGCTGACAATCTTAAGCACGCATCGTTTGTTTCCATCATTAACAACCCAATGCTCAACCCGTGCGATGCTTGGGACATTGGAAATGAAACGGAATGCAAAGCAGGGGTTTCTTGTATAGCTTCAGATAGGTTCGATGAATGGTTGAACAGCGGAGAATGCCCAGATGAAGCCAAATAAGTCAGGCTATTACAACACATGATTTTTTACTCAATTTGAAAATAAATAACAAACCAGGCCTAACCCTGGATTGAGAGTCAACAATGGTGTTGGCCTATTGTTCTTTAATATGGGACGAATCTCAATGATGAGATTTACTCCAAAATCAGACAGATAGAGCGTCGACACAAAACGCTCAACAGAGGCGGCAGGATTGCGGAACATCAAGCCAATGTCGGACAGCGTCGAAACATTTCCCCTCCCCGGGTTCGATTCCCGGCGCCTCACTAGTCTAAAATAAAAGGAGACATAATGGATTTGTTAAAAAAGATTGGCGAAAATTTGGAGTGTTTTCTCCTAAATATCCTAGGAGAGGAATCAAAGTCGCTAATAACTGAGGTTATTGAAGTTGCAAGGTTTGGGGGTGAAAAGCATCCAGATACAGACCAAAAGGCCGTGAATCACATCTCTCACGCCATAACGCACCTAGTTATGGAAGGAACCGATTTGGAAACAGGAAAGAGTGACGATGCTCATGCAATAGTTAGGCTCCTTCTAGCCATCGAAAAAATAGGAAGAGACAACTATAAAAGTAAAAGCAAATAAAAACAGCATATTAAAGTTTTTAAGAAAAAAAGTTTGACATTTTTTCGCAGTTTATTACCCTCATATCAAGAACACCTACGCAAAAAGATCGAAAACAGACCACAAATCTGGAATAGCTAAACGTCATATAAGACGTACACACGTAGTCTTCCTATCGGCCGTTAAAACACTTTGGCCTGGCAGGCCGAGCGAAGCGACTCGTTGTTTCAGATCTAAATACTAATTCGACAATGATCAATTGAGTAAAAATAGATCGTCCACACGCGCGCGATTATAGATGACCGAGTACCACTGCAAATATGACGAGTTGGTTGACCCGAATATTTTGGTCAACCACCCGAAGAATGCTAACAAACATCCAAACGTGGAAGATCTGGAAGGGGTGGCCGTGGCGGGGGCCGTAGGCGATAAACAAAACCAAACCCTCGGTGGGTAAATGACCGATGAAAATCAAACAGAACTTGAATATGTACTTGCCAAGATCGAGCGCGGAGAAAACCTCACCGAAGATGAGGTTGCACGCTTTCTCGACGAGGCAAAGCCACTCAGCGAACAGCGCGTTGGAAACCTGCTTCACGTGTCTCGTGACAAGGTCCTGAGGGTAATCGCAAAGACGGTTCTTCTCGGCAAGATGTCCGATAAAAACACGATAAGGGTTTTTAACACGCTACAATATGCTTGCGAGCGGCACGACTTGATCAACGCACCAAAGAAGGAAGATATAGAAAGCTCCGTTAAAATCGAGATGGTCTTTCCTCAACTAGATGACACTTAAAATACCCCTTATACTTAACAAAACATATTGCGGAAAGCCAGTAGTCTGGAACCCACAGCCGGTACATTGGAAAATAATGGGCGAGATCTTCAAGCCCGAACCGCACACTACAAAACTGATTGATGTGGTGTGCGGGATCTCAGTTGGAAAAACGGCCGTAGGATGCGTTTCGGCAATTGGGTTGATGGAGAAATATCAAGGGATCCATATTCAGTTTTTGCAGCCGAATTACAGATTCCTGATGCGCGTTTTTTGGGCAGAGTTCCAGAAATGGGCTCCTCCTTCGCTATACAAAGTGCGCAACAAGGGAAAACCTGATTGGGAAGTCGAGTGGTATAATGGTTCGATGCTTTACCCGTCCCATCGTTGGGTGAGCGGAAATCAGGACACAGCAGCGGACTTGCAGCGAGGAATGAATCTCGATGTCATCTTCGACGATGAGGCTGCGATAGGGTTCAACCCTGAGACATACACAAACTCTCTTGGGCGTCTTAGGGTTCCCGGTGATGTGTCAGGCATTATCACTCTGTCTACTCCTAAGGTTGGCCCATACGGTGACCTACTTGCGATGCCTGGGCATAGAATAATACGGGCAAGAACGATTGATAATGCTGCCAATCAGAGAGAAGGTTTCGAGGCAAGTCTAAGATCGCAGATGTCAGAGCTCCACGCGAGACGCGAGCTCGACGGAGAAATGGTCGCCCTAGAAGGAATCGTATGGTCTATGTGGAGAGATGATCGAAACATATCACCATTCGTGTTTCAACGCGGCAAGCCGTACATACTAGCCGGGGATATCGGAGTCCAATCATCGTGGTTGTGCTGTCAGCCAGATAACCGAGGCGCTCTGGTTGTAGTATCCGAATACCACGCGGACGATGGCGGAACCCGTGATGACATGCGCGAGGTGTTGAGACTGTGGGGTCAGCCTGCGAAGATTATAACAGGGACTGACGTCAATACTGTTTCTCAGGTTTCAGGTGAAACTGCTGCGATAGAGATTAAGCGGACAATGTCATCGCTTTGGATGGTGAATCGCATACCGATTGTTACTCCTTCAGAGGTAGACCAGGTATATCGCGACAAGTCGATTCAATATCATGCAATGAGCGACGCCATTGAGTCAGGTCGTCTGAAGCTTTCCGTTGGATGCACTGGTATGTCCGAAGCAGTTCACGGAAACAAAAACAGGTCATTCTACAAAATGATTCAACAAGACGCATGGCCAAAGCCTGGGGCTTCAGGATGGTTTGTTAAGGACAAGCGAAAGTCAGAGCGCGGAAGCGGTAACGAAGACGTCCGCGACGCTGCTTTGTATTTGTCGGTAGTAGAATTTCCACCTAGAATAGGAGCGCAAGCAGCATGAGCGATCACGATCTTCTTATGCGCATGCATGACCGTTTGATGCAATGCGCAACAAAGGCCGACATAAAAGAGATATCCCAAAATGTTGGATATGATTGCGTTCGTGAGCACGAGAAAAGATTTCATTCTTCAGACTCAAATCCTGATATATCTATAACAGCAAAAGGTAATCCAAAATTGATGGCTGCTGTTGTTTCAATAATAACAGCAGCGGCAGTGTCTTTACTCGCAAAGTTTGGAATAAGTATTTGATGCCAAATTCGAAAATTAAATATTATCAGGAAAAACAGAGATCGGTGATTCGACAATCTCTTGATAGCCTGAACGATGCGACGCCTATAACTAATGAGAAGGCTTTAGACATCTGCGAATTTGTCACGCGAAAGAACGACTTTTGGACCGTGCGCAATGCTAACTTCATGCGCTACGGAACACAGATTGCTACAACTAAAGAGGCTTCTAACGGAGAGCTCTCAACCGACTATCGTCAGTTGTCTGGGCAGTCTCAGTACTACGCCCCCAACCTTATAGCTCGACCAGGTGAAGAGGCAAAGTTCGCTGCTGGACTGTACGAGACTGTTGTTTCCGGAGTTGCGCAAACAATCCTTAAAACGATTGCATGCTTGTTCACTTCTTTTGAACATCAGCTTTTATTTATGAAAGAAAATAAACAGTTTGTTGACGTCAACGAATTGATAGGTATCCACCGAGAAGGAGGGTCTCTTTACGATAAGCTGATACAGGCAGACACGCTTGCGTGTGGGTGTGATTCGTGTCTGTTGCATGTTTATATGAAGGGTGACGACTTGGCCTATGATGTTGTTTGGCCGTCTTCTGTTCATGTTGTTTTTGGAAGCAATTTAGAAGATAAGACTCAGTTGCGCGGGTACGTTAAGCGATTTGTCGATACTACAGATCTAGAGGACGCATCGGCAGTGATTGTGTTCCTAGGTGGGCATTCTGAAAAGTCATCGTGGCAGGCATACATCGGAGCGTGTAAGGATTGGCCGAAAGGTCGAATGGTTTCATACCAACAAACCACAAGTTGGCCTCCACCGAAACCAGGAGACTCATCTATCTTGTCGGAATACGAGCGATCTGACGTTGGCATTTGCAACCCAATGACTCATATCGCATCTACTATGAAGGGTGTCGGGCTTGGGTACGAATACCCGTTGGTGGTTATTCGAGGGGACGCAAGATATGGAGCGAATGAGTGCATCCCAATATCGGACACTTTTTTCTGTAACTGTAAAGAGATCGAAACTGCGTGGTCGGTCCTTCTTCGGTCAGGAATTAAGGCGGCTAGGGGGAAGGACATCATATCCGTCGGGGCGTCTTCTGACCGCTTGCCTGAATCGCTTGACGTTGTGGTTGTCCCGCCTGGATGCACCTACCAGTACATCCCAGGAAACTCGTCAGGTGTTACGTCCGCAATGGACGCAATCACAACCCTTACTAGGGCGGTCGGTTATTCTCGTGGAGTTCCACCATACGTTATAATAGGCCCAGTTCCTAGCCAGCCTGAGAGCGGTGTAGCGCTTGCAATACGCACGGCTCCGCTTATCGATTTACGAAATACTCGGATCCGATTGAACACCGCTCAGGTTCAAAAGATCGGTTATTGCGAGATGGCGTTGCTCACCGAGACAGACCCATCTCTTGCGTCTATGTTCTCGGGTGTTAGATCTGTTTGGACACCTGGACAATATCAAGTACCAACCGATATGAGCACTATGCTTATTGACATAGAAAAGGCCCGATCTCTAGAGGTTATAGACCAGGTTGAGGCAGTTCGACGGGCCATGGGATTCAGGACATCAGAGGACGCTATTGCGTGGATTGAGCAGCTCGCTGAAAGAGATCCAGACTACAGGGGACTTGATAAGGAAGAGCCCAAGGTTGAAAATGTAACTGAGTTACAAGGTGAAGATACTCAACAAGAAGAGACACAAGATGTCGAGTGAGTCACTATCTTCTGCAATTGCAGATATGCACGCTGAGCTTGACGAGATTACGGATGATTACGCAGAGCAATACCGAAAGCGTATTGATGAACTTTTGAATAATCCAGAGTCACGAGATCTTAACTCGTGGAAGGCTTGGAAGGTTGATGAGCGCCTTTTTGAAATGACCACAACGGCCATTGAGAAGGCGACTAATGGCGTTCGAGATGATATTTGGCTTTTCGCAATGGGAGGTCTTAGGGCGGCATGCGTGAAGCAGGCCTTTACAGAAATAATCGCTCCCAGGATTCTATCGGCAGTGTCTTCCGGAAGAAAATCAATTGCTAAACAGGCTGCGAAAATGGATCGCGCAGAGCTAAGGCAACACGCCAAGATCGGCACTCCCAAATCCGAATTCAACGCAGCAAAGGATCGCCGTAAAAATGCCAAGGCTGCCAAGGGAGAGTAGGGGAGGACGAGCTCCAGGTGGTCGATCACTTCGTGGGGCGACTCCTGCGCAGCGCTCTAGAGTGTTCAACGATGAAGGAAATAAGCTTCTTGCACCTTCGATTCAAAGATACGGAGGACCCGTTCCTCAATTGGATCCGTTTCCTTCTCTTGTTGAACTAGGAAAATTAAATGTCGCGCAACTAGGAGAAATACTCGACAGATACGGAATCACCGAACCATGGCCTCAACAAAGGGCAGCTCAAGTTGGGTACCTAAGCAGAATTTCAAAGATTCCTTCAGGTACACCACAGTTCGAAGCCGAGCTACAACGCCTTTTGGATTTTGATTCTAAACAGGGTCTATTAATGGCGGCTCGACGTGCTAACCACGAATACGCCAAGGCATCGTTCGGAAGAGATGCAAAGTTGATTAGAATTTGTGAGGACGACGACGCTTCGTGTGAGACATGTATCCGCCTCGGTGGGACCATTGGCACGGTAGCAGAGCAAGAGGCGATAGGTTGGGTTGGAGCTGCATCGTGTGACGGTGGCGACAGATGCCGGTGTGAATACGCTGAGTATGAGTGATGGTTGCATTTGTTACGCTTAAGTGTCCGGAGTTAGCTCCAATAATTTCGATACTTGAGCAACTAAACCAAACAGGAAGCGAGTACACAGGCGTGCACCTAAAAGGTTTAGATCGTTCCGATTCTGATGCAAATAACGCTGAGGTATTGGATTACCTTGGAGAGCATGGGAGAAGGTTCGGTGAGTTGTTTTCTGACGAGCTCGATGAGATTTCTAAGATTGCCGCTTACGAATACGACGAAAGAATTCAGAAGGCCCTAAATCTTGCAAAAAAAGCTGCCGCAAAATCTGCTCGAGCATTGGGAAAAGAATTGGGACTTTCTGGGAAATCACTAAGAGATGTAGCTAGACAATCTGCATCAGCAGTCGAAGGATTCGACAGAACCGAAAGGTGGTCTAGGGAGACTGCTGCGGCAGTGTTGCGCTCGTGCATGAAAAAATACATGGATATAGTTGCGCAACACATAGCAGAGCAAAAAGCACCAGGTGGAGTTAGAGATTTCTCTGGAGGTCCAGACGCTCCGTATCCTGTTTCTAAGCAGAAGGATGTAGGGTTCAAATATCCAATTGGAAAGCGCACCGCGCAGTTGCTAGAAAATCTAGACCATACGAACGCTGCAGCTAGAATGACATTGGAAAGAAAATGACAAAACCCAAAAAGGTAACATTCGACAACGGTAGCACAATGGCCCTTCCGGAAGATTGGCAAATCCCGTCATCCTTTCAGCTCGCTGGAATAAAGTTCAAAGTTGAGAAGGTTGACGGTGAGATTGACAACGGATGCGCCGGGAAGTGCTGGTACGATAGGGCGCTGGTGAAGGTTTCGACATACGACAGAAACGGAAACATTCCTTGGGATACCCAGGGAAGGGTTTTTTGTCACGAGCTTGTCCATCTCATACTTGATGCTCTCGGCGAGAACGAATTGTCAGAAAATGAAAAACTTGTGAGCGGCATAGGAATGCTTTTCCACCAATTTCTGCAAACACAAAAATGAACACCAACGAGATGAAAACAACTTCGAACAGTAGTGTTTATCGAAAGATGAGAAAGCACTATCTTGAGAACATTGGTGAGATCAATTGTTCGTATTGTCGTTATCATCGCGGTGAAAACTCAACTGGGAAAAGACTAAAGGCATATAAGGCCTTTCTGCTAAGAAAAATAAAATAGAACTCGACCGGCCATGGTGGCCGATTGAATAGGCGCGATATGCGCCGACATGGGGCGTTCCGGACGCGACCGGCAAAAGCGCACGCACCATGAGATGAAACGGGCCTACCGTGGCGGGTAACGCTGCCCGATGGAATCTAAAAATGCCTGACGAAGTAAAGACTGAACCGAAAAACGAAAATACGACGGAAACAAAATTTGATTGGAGAGATGGGGCTAGAGAACATGGCATTTTCGACAAAATGTCAGCACTACAAAAAGAGATTGAATTCTACAAGTCCAAAGAGGCCGAAAAGGCTCGAGCCGAACAAGAGGCTCGAATCAAGACCGAAGAGGATTTGAAGGCGTTCAAAAAGCAGATGCAGGATGAGATAGCAGCCGAGAAAGCCAAGGCAGCGGCAGATGTGAGGCTTGCGAAGGCCGAGGCTTTGGTTGCCGGAATTCAGGATCCATGGAAGAGAAAGGGCCTCCTAGCTGAGCTCATATCTCTTGCTCCTGAATCCGACATGAGTGTCCATCTCGAAGGTTTGAAAAAATCGGATCCGTCTCTGTTTGAAAATCTTCCGTTCAGTCCTGCCGTTAATCCTCCGCAAGGTGGACGAGCGGCGAATTCGAGCGCCGACAATTGGGGAGATATTAAGTCCATTTTGAGGACTGGATACACATCCAACAAAAAACAGGCGTCCATCGAAGAAACAAAAAACGCAGTGAATAAGCTCGCAGAATACCGAGCTACTCACGGAGGGCAAGCACCGGAAGGGTGGTAGCCCAGAAAGGTTTAAAACATGACTGCTCCCGGATATGTTGATACTACGTTCTTGACCGACAGCGTTGAACCGCTCATGAGGTCTACTGTATACCTCAACACATTCATTTTTGACGATGCTAGGAATGGTGGTCTTTTCCAAGATCGACCGAACCGCATCGGAAACGAAATCAAAATTCCGTTGGAATACTCTTTCACTTCCAACGCAGGAACGTTTTCCTATGATGACCCGATGAAGGATCCTGAGTCCGCCAGCGGAGTCTTCATGACGTTCAACAAGGATGCGTTCGATGATTCTGTGCGAGTTTACAAACTCCTCGAAGCGTACGCAATGGGTGAAGGTGAAAGAGTCCAAGGGTCGACACTTGCAGATGCAATAACGAACGACCCTAAATTCCAACGCGCTGCCAGGGCTCTCGCCAACGCGATCAACACTACTTGCCTTTCCGATATGGAAACGATGGTTGATTCTTCCGGAAACTTTAGCGATGCAAATCTAAGCCGTGCAACTTACGGACTCGCTTCGTATGAGTACGCAGCAGGATCTGCGGTTCTTACGCGGACCATGCTCGAGGACACGATTGCAGCTCTTATGTCTACTACATACGGAGAGGCATCATTCGAAGATCTGCTTATCTACGCACCGCTCGGACAATGGAAGCGCATCACCAGGTTTGCCGGTGGTAACACCGGTACTGAGCTCAACGATTCCAATTTTCCGATGACTGTTGCTGCCGACGGTTCTGGGGCGATCGATTCCGGACGAATGAGACGCACAACTACGTTCGAGGGAATTCCCGTGATCGTTGTTCCTGGTATGACAACTACCATTACTGAGGTTCTTCGAAAGGGAACGTGGGGAAGATACAAATGGCTTCCGTTCGAAATGGAAGACAAGAGCGCTGGCGTTCTCGCGTACCAAAAGCTCTACAACTTCGTTCAAGGGGTCAACGTCCTTACTGACATGCCTTCTTGGAACGCAAAAATCAGCGGATTGACCGCGTGATAGAAAGGAATTGAAAAAATGACTGCTGTATTGTTTTCAGCAACTCTTCTTAGGGATGAAGGGCCAGTTGGGGTTAGGCGAAGGAGAAAAACATTTTCCCTAACCATGCCAACCGACGGTGATCTCACGACAGGTATTCCATGGGACTTGAGTGCAAGCTTCACGAATGCGGTTGTTTCGTGGAAATTTCTGAAATCATCTGGTCTTCAACTCGAACTGTCAGGCACTGCAATGTCCGATGGAGTAGGCCATACATCTGCATCCAACGCTATCAAAGGGAGATGGGTTGACACGACTACAGATGGAGCTCCTCTTGCCTTAGTTCCTGACAATACCGATGTGTCAGGATATGCGGCCCTTGTCGTAGAAGTAGAAGGTTACTGATCTTGGGCACGTCAGCCCACAAATGCAATTTGTGCGGTAATTGCTGCCGAGGGGATTATATAAAAAAAGTGATCCCCTCGGTGGTATCCGCCTTTGTTCTCATAAAAAAAGAAGACGTTTCAAGAATATCTGATCACCTGTCAATTTCTGAATCTGAGTTCTCTTCAAAGTACAACTTGACGGGTAATTTGTTGGACATAACCAAGGGACAATGCCCTTTTTTGGATAACGAAAATCGCTGTTCTATACACAGCGTAAAACCGGCGTTTTGCGCCGAACACAACTGCGAGGATTTGGGACTATGGCCAGACGAAAAAAAGACCAAGACACAGATTTGAATTATGACGCAATCGCTGCACAACCTACGACTGAAGGAAAGTCTGAGGTTATTAATAATCAACTCAATAGCGTTCCTGTGCCGTCAATAACAGACGCAATAACTCATCGCAACAGAGGCGGACAGTTGATCCTGGAGACGCTTAATAAAGAGGCAGATCGAGGACGATATAATCCAGAGAAGCGATCGACTGAACCTAGGAGGGTATGGAAGCTTAGAGTTTTGAAGATCAAAGAAGATGGACGATTGAGGGATCCTAAGCCTGGAGACAAAATCGAGGTTGTTACCGACAGGACAAATAGACTTCCAAGCGGAAAGAAAATCGGAACCACCAAGATGGACGAGTTTCGACGAATGGGAAAGGACACTTTTACCAGATACCAAACTCTCGAAGTAGACAATTCTCTTTGTGTTTCTTGTGAATATGCCATTGCCGCCCAATTGCTAACGCAGTTTGGTAGGCACTATAAAAGCAAGATTCCTTTGAATGGGTACCCTCAAGATATTCTGTACGAAGAATTTGTTGAATACGAAGAAGAAGAAAAGGGGGTAAATCGTGGGAACTCCAAATGATTCAAAATCTTTCCAGCAAATGCACGGATCACCGGACACTGCAATTGTTGTTACTGCAGGCGCATCGCATGCTGAGACTTCGGCCCTAACCCTTGGGCAATTGTATTGGATAACGCAAAAGGGTGCTGGAGGCGTGCACATGTCTCACGGCTCCGCTCCATCAGCCGCAACTACTGATACCTATATCCCAGAAGGAGCAATCTGGCCGCATACAGAGACACTTTCGGGTGGAAAGCTTTCGTTCGTTAGAGGCGGTACAGATGACGTTTCCGTGTATGTCACTCCAATGATCGGTCACGGAGTATGAAATGACCGTACTTTTCGGACAACCAAATACATCAACTCAATCTGCGGGTGGTATCGATAATACACACGTTTGGATTGCAAAGGCAACATGCACCAAATCATCAACAATTGGGTTTGCGTGCTTTTTGTGCGTTGAAAATGGTGTCCAGTTTAAATGGTCTGTATACGAGGACGGAGGGGAAAGCGCATCTACTCTCATTCAGGCTGGTGTTGCAACATCTCAAACTGGTTATATGTATATCGACATCAGTTCTCCAAATTTTGAACTTGGTGTTAATTACATAATTGCCATAGCATCCCAAACAGCATGCATTGCGTACAGGGATCAGATGGCCGGTGAGTCTGTTTGGTATAGAAACCTGAGCGAGTATACCGATTATGCAACCTTGGAATTCACTGCTTCATTTGATTTTTCTGCGTATACTCAACTAGCTACTTTAGCTCTTTGCGCGTGCGTAACTGATGAAGCTCCTCCGCTCAACAACGTTTTGGTGTTTAGTGGAGACTCTAGACATTCCACGTCTTACGCAAATTCTCCTCAGTATCATGTTCTTTCGGCAATAAGGGACGTTGAGAGGTGCTCCGTGAGCATTTGCGGGCATCCTACATATACCATCGCACAGATAAACTCGGCATGGGCAACAACTGAAGCAGCTCTTTCTCTTCCTGACGGTGAAACATCATGGTGCGTTATCAATGCGGGATGGAACGATTGCGAATACGAGGTTGAAACAGCTACTTCAATATCGGGATTGACTACTCTCATCAATAATGCACTCGGATTGTTCGATAAGGTGTGCCTCCTCACGGTAGCACCTGATTTTTTAGATTCTGGAAAGGAAGCTCTTCGTGATGCCCTTAATGAAAACATACGAAGCAGAGCTTCTTCAAGAATAAAAATAGTCGACCAAGACCTTGACGCAGTGTTGATAGACCACACGAACACCCAGGCATATTCAGATGGAGTCCATCACGAGGCATATGGAGGGGCTCGCCTTGCTGACCTGATAGTATCAGCAACTCGCATGGCCAATCGTATTGCAGGATGCGCTTTGACTGGAGAGTTCAGCCCGTGCATAGCAGATAACGCATACATAGGCCGGATATACATCCCTGCATCGTGCGATATTGAGCGCGTTGGTATTAGAGCGAACAAAGCGGGTTCATGCAAAATAGCCTTGTATGCTGGCACATCGTCGGGAGCAACAACACTGATTGAGGATTTGGGCGAGAAAGAGGCAGAACTAGGTATCAATATATTCGACCTAACCGAATCGATATCGTGCTCTGTTGGAGACTACCTTTATGTAGAGATTTCTTCTGATGATGCAGTTGCATCGTACAGAACACCAGGTGGGTCGCTTCAAGCTTGGTCCTCAAAGGAGATAACCTATGCGTCATATACTTCTCCATCTCCGGCGTCTGGATATAGTTCATATTTTACAACTCTAGAGCTTTGCGCTTTCCTTGTGTCCAAAGCTGGCGTTATATCAACATCAGCATCTGGGGCGTATTCGTTTTTTAACCTTATTCATCACGGGTTTATGCCATGACAATTGCATCAAAAGGAAAGACTCTGAAGTACGGAGCCACAACAACGCTCAGATTTGAGATTCCGGAATCGTGGGATTTTGAGAATATATCAGCAATTTCTGTTTCGGTAACTGACAGCAACGGTGCTGATGTAGATCCAGGATCAGGGGATGCAACGTTGTACGATGGGGCTATCTTAGACGTTGCTTCAGTCGCGCACGCAACTTCAATTGTGCTTGCTACAGGTTCAGACCCTCTTCTTCCTGGTGATAGAATACTCATCGGAACGGACGGAGAGATCAAAGAAGTACGAGAGGTAATTTCGTACGATTCCGACACGCGTACTGTTTTGATCGAGGAGCTCAATTTCGCTCATGCTGACGAATCACCGGTTATTGGAATGTTCGCAACGTATGATCTCGACCTTGAAGACACTACTGTTTACCCAAAGGGAATGGAAATAGAGGTTGTATGGAAATCAGACACATCTGACCCTGACGTTTCACAGTGGTTTTTCATCGGTGAAAATGCATTCTCATCTTCTTTATTTTGGGAGGAGTTTGAAACGCTATATCCTACCGAGTACTCTCGATTGGAGAGCAGGGACAAAACGCGATTCGAGGAGTTGGCACGGCGCCGCTTCCGTACCGATATGTCTAGCCGAGGATTTGATATCGACCGAATAGTTGATTCAGACATGGTGCAGGATGGCTTCATACGTTATGCGCGCTTGATGGTTTTGGAGAGCTCTGGGGATGCAGAAGAATTCGAACTGAAGACTGCTCGGGAGGTTTGGGGTCAATGGCTAGAGTCAGTTTCGAAGCTTCCTATCTGGACAGACCACGATCAAGACAAGGCAGTTGACGTAGATGAAATCGAAACACACAACGCGTTCTTTGAGAGTCACAGGTTTATGTGATGGCCCGCATAAATGAGATCTGGGATGCGATTCGAGCGGAACTTTCGCTCAATATACGCTCTATCGAGCTCGAGCGCGCCGTTGACCCTAGATGTCGTTTCGTAGAATTCGAGGCTGGTAACGACAATCAAGACATCAGGATGTCTTCTGCCGGAACAAGACAATTTCAAATCATGACACCGGTCAACGTTGGGGACGCTCAGATAGGCAACAACACATCGCATCCTTCCTTCGATGTAGAGATTATTTTTTCGTATCCGCAGTCTCCAAAGTGGGATGCTGCGGCGCTAGAAGACACTGGTCAGATTCAGTGGTATTTTAGAACGCATCCAAGCGCAGTCAGCGGCGTTTCTTTGCGGTTTCCAAAGTCTGACGCTGTAATCACACAGGAAAAGTCCGGCGAGGATTTGCGCCGGTTTTACACGATAACATTGGCCGTTCAGGCCGAGGTAGATTTTACAAGTTAGAGGAGGCATATCATGGCCGGACCGGCAAGAGGCGGACAGGGAAATCAACTCCGCATGGCGGTGGAGTCAGCGTTGGGAACACCGGGAGCATACTCGTGCACGAGACCCGAGAAGATTCCTACATTCAAATTCTCACATCTTTTGGTTCCTAATCATGTTTCTGGACATCAGAATCCTCTGACTTTAGAGAAACCAATAGCTATCATAAGATGCCAAGAGAACGCGTTCACCGCTGACTTTAGGATTCGAAGATCAACAGTAAACGGCGGTACTCCTGATCTCGTTAAGATATTGAAGTCTTCAGGATGGAATGCTGCTGTATCTACAGGTGCAACAACGGTAACTGGATCGCCTACCGTTTCTTCGATTACTCAAACGTCAAACGTTACCGGTGCAGGGCAGTTCGTTCTCGTAGAGAGAGAGGACGGGGTTCATGTTCCTGTTTTTGTATCTTCGCTTGCAGGTGCTGTTATTACTCCTCATGTAAGGATGTCTGCTGCATCAACATCTGGGCACGCTATCAATCCGATGCATACATTGGCACCGATTACATCACAAGCGTACAAGGTTCCTGATGATGTTACGTTATCGTTCATTCTTAATACTCAGGGATTCAATGGAGCATACGGATCTTTTGCTCAACACATCGAAGCTTGCGCTCTGGCTAGCGTAGGGGACATAGTGATAACGGGAAGCAATCCGTTTCCAATTTTTCCGTGCACGTTCCATGGTGTTCCGATATCGCTTACGGCTGACGCGATAGCTGCCGACTCTTTCAACGACTCAGCTAAATTCGGAGTGGTTACTCCCGATCTGGAATTCTCTCTTCAGGCAGCATCAGATAGCGGCAACATAGTTCTCGTGTCAAAGGCTGTCATCGACGTAACCATCAATTTGGCCATCACTGTTAAACCTCTGTACAACGAAGGTGGAGGAAACATAGGCGGAATAACTGGATACATGCTAATCCAGGGAAATCCCACGATGAAAGTGCACTGCCAATTCAACGGTGACACAGCCTTCGAGATGGGTATACTAACGGGCGCATCAGGAGCAAATACTTCTATGTGTGCACAACTTATTCAGCCTACAAGAGATCTGGATCATCCTGCATGGGGATTCATGATGCAAAACGCTCATATCATGCCTGGAGGTGAGCCAACCGTTAACCCAGGAAGCGAGATCATTGACTGCACTTTCACACTGACAGGATCTTCTGGTGGAATAAATTCTCATGATGAGATCGACGAAATAGGAACATCTCCGATCTACTTCGGAATCAGCGGTGAGGCTGCATGATAACTAAACGAACAACCGAAGACACGCTTGTGGTTTCAATATATGATGAGGCAATCATAAGACTAATGGATTCAAAACCTCAGCGTGTTAGAAAATATATAGCAACAAGAAATCTTTCCGATATTGGAGTCGGAAAGGACGGTAGGATAGAGGAAAGCGCAGATGTAGCAACCATATTTAAGGTAAAACCGTTGCCTCAAAAAATGGTTCAGCTTATCGACGGTGCTCGAGATTCCTCCATACATCACAGAATGATTTTTAAAGCGTGCGTAAGTGATGTTAAAAATGCAGGAGACATAATTATAGAGAGAGACGACGAAGACAAGACTCTTTCAGATGATACTATCGACAGTTTAGGAACTGATATAGTCAAAGACATAGCTTTATATTGCATAGAGCAGAGGGAGGGAAAAAACGGATCTACGGTCCCTTTCTCATCGCGGGATGGTTGGCAAACTCACGCGAGCCGCCTTCTCGCTTTCGTTGCAGCGTCTGCTTCGACAGAAACAAAGAGTGCGAGCGAGGAGTAGAGCGATTCGAAATAGGAATGGGTAGGCGTGACGTATCCAACGTAGCCCTTCCACCATCAATCGCTACTGAGTCACAACTGTTTCTAGAAAGTTGTCCTGTTGCACTTCTATACAAAACTCCGATAATTGATGAAGTGTTCGAAGCTCACAGGTGGTCAAAACTTGGTCAATCAATAAGTGATCTTTACCCAAATGGAATACCGGCAATAATAGTTAGTGCAGTTCTAGCATTGGACGCAGGTCTTCAAATGGCTGAAAATGAGCGAATCAAGGAAATCAGAAATAGAAGTGACAGCGGGTCTTGCAATAACGTTCAGGGTCAATAATGACCCGAGTGTTGATGGTAAAGACAACGTACTGTATTCTGAAAAAATGTTCGCGGTGAACGTAGCTATGAGGGAAGCCGCTGACAAGGTAAGGGAAAAATTCCCAGACATTGTTGCACAATTTACTCCGATTCACGGACTAATTGAGTTTAAGGAAATTTAATGGCTGTAACAGATGTTCTGTTAAGAATAGGTACAGCGGTTGGTCCTGGTGGATTCGCATCGTTGAAGTCTGCCATTGATCTCACAATGCAACTTGCAGGTGCAATACTACAGCAGGCTCAAGAGACAGATGCGCTCATAGAGAGCATGAAGTCTGTGAATATGGAGATCATAAACTACGCTGATGCTCAATCTAAATTGCAGATAGGAACAAAGGCTCTAGTAAAGAGTATGAACGAGTTTTCTACTGCAGGAGCTAAAGTTACAAAAGACGATTTTGCTATAATGGCCAAGGCGGCTGAAGATCTATCCGACAAACTAATGATCGACGGTCCTCAAGCTATGGACACTCTAACCACGGCTTTGATTCGTGGTAGCGATAGAGGTCTAAAGCCCCTTGGTATTGTTGTTGATGATACCAACAAAAAGATGTCTGCTAGCGAGCAGATACTTTCTCAACTAAGAGAAAGATGGGGTGACGCTGAAGTAGAGATAGATACGCTTTCAGGCTCTGTCGAAGCAGCAAAAAATGCTTTCGGGGATATGTTTACGTCAGTAGCAGAAGGCGTTACAAGGATGGTTTTCGGAAAGGGAATCTTCGGTCCTATTATCGAGGCAATGGACGATATGGCTTCTAAGCTATCCGGTTTGACTGAAAGCACCAAGGCTTGGCTTTGGTCTCTCGAGAGGATATCCCTTCTGGCTCGTGCTGCTTTTTCAGACGTTGCCGCACAAGAACTTGCGCTAAGAGACCAGATCGCAATGTACCAAGGGATCGTAGATAAGAAAAAGGCAGATGCAGGAATGCCTTCAACTTCAACAATTCCAAGCGCAAACGAAATTCCTAAAAAAGGTGGATCCGGAGGGTCTCGAAAAGAGGAGACTGCCCAACAAAGAGCTGACAGGATTTGGAATCAATACAAAGGCTATGCTGCTGAGGCTATGGGTGGAGATAGAGTTGACGTTCAGCCTGATTTAATGGGTGGTCCATCGTCTATGACCATATCCGAATTGGAGGCATTCGGAGCCCAAGGCGGAGAGCGATACGGTACCGAAACATATGACGCTCGTACCGAGGCACATAACGCGTACATCGACGCATACATCGAAAACGAGACGCGTAAAATAGAGCTGGAAGAGGAAAATCATAAAAAAAGACTCGAGTGGGAAGAGGAGCTAAGAGACTCAATGGAGCTTCGGCTAGAAGAGTTTGTTGCTGAGTATGAGGCCGAAGAGAGATACGCGTCTTCATGGGAGGCAAGATCAAAAAGGCTTAACCAAAACGCAGACACTTTAACTGACACATGGATGAGCCTGAGGAGCTCTATAGGGCTTGTCGCTCAAGCGTACGAAGAGGGCACCAGGAATATGTCCAAGGCCCAAGCAACGCTATATTACATTGACTGTGTTATAGGTGCTGTTGTTGAGGCAGCAAAGGCCGCTGCTTCATATCCAGATATCCTCGGTATGGTTACTCACGGAATCGCATCAGCAGCGTTTATAGCTGCTGCGGCAGTCGCTGCATCGTACGGTGGTTCGAGTGGAGCTGGTGGTGCGACTGCGGTATCCGCAATAGGTCCTTCTGCAACGGCAGGACAGTACTCAGGAGGTTACAACAGGGCCGAAAATCCATCGGTTAATGTTAACATCACAATGGATGATTCATCCAAAGCATTTGGTCTAATAGCAAAAGAAAATGATAGGGCTCAACGATCTGGTGAGCCCCATTTCTCGAAGGCTGCATAATGGTTACAACTATACGACCACTATTGATGCGACCGGTTGAGCATATTCAGCACACTTCCGGAGTTGATTTCAGGATCGGGACAAACGACTATGCTATTGAATCAGGTGTGTATGCGAATGTCATAATGCTGCTCAGGGCAATGTCGGGAGAGACATCTGAGTTTGATGACATAAAACTGTCAGATTCTTTAAGGTTGAGCATATCTCTTAGTTCTTCAGATACTCTTTCTTGGGTCAACACGAATCTAATGAATGAACTTGGATTCGACACAGATGTTTCATTTACAGCGTTCCAATGGGAGACTGCTCCGTATACTCCAAAGTCTTTTTGGTTTCCAGAGTTTCACTTTGCAGATCAATCCGCCTGGGGAGGAGATGAGAACCGGCGCTTTATAGGGGCCACTGCCGTTAACGGTTCCATCGCAGGTGTAAGCAATGGAGCAGCTCACAAAGACAGAAAGCATATTTTCAACCATGAGCAGGCATACAGGCTTGGAAGGGAATTCTGTTCGACTCAAATAGAGATAGATAGGTGTTTGGATGAATTCGTTAACGGAGCTATAGAGTCAACGCCTACCTTTCCGGAACATCCGTGCACAAAGGGATTCTGGTACTATCAAGATGCAAACAACGCAATCGCAGACGCTGTCGATATTTCCGAGGCATGGAACAACAGCGGAAGCGTTGATTTCTATTCAGGGAGCCACTACGTTTTTTGCAATTTCGACCCTTCTAGAAGACCATCGTGGAGAGATGCGGTTTCTATGCCTATGGGCAGATTGAGGTACAACGTAACTATGAATTTGATTACAGCCCCTTCTCAGACATACGTATCAGTCGGTGAATGATGGCACACACATACAAATCACTTATTTCGTCCGGAGGGTGCAGAATAGCATACGTTTGGATCGTTGCGGGATACCCGTGGGGCGTTTGTTCCGACAATGCCTTGGTAGGACTCTTGAGCAACCCAGAAACTGATTCTGACGCATCGTACGCTCGCATAAGGATATTCGGAGAGGCAAATACAGGAAGCCGATATTGTGCGTATGATGCGCTGATGTTCGACACGCTTCATCCTGAACTTGGAAACCAAACATACAAAACTGGTGCGATAGGTTTCGCTGACGTTTCTGGATGGTCGCTTAAAATACTTGACAAGCAACTTGGAGCACAGTGGCCCCATATCGTCGACGGTGATTCGATATGGGGAATCGAGGGTCTGCACAGAATAGCAGATCTGGATGATGAGGTTCATGGGTGGGGATTTCTTAACGGGAGCGCAAGCAAAGAAGACGAACTGATTGCCATTCACGAGGAGAGCGGTTTGTCTGGCTCTGGGCCTCTATACGACAGAATAACGTCACTTGGAGACTACAGGTATATTTGGATAGGACACGAGTGCATTGCGGTCCACGGGGCCTCTGTAGGATCGTATCCAGATTATTCGGCAGACATCCTTGCAAGAGGAGTGTTCAGGTCAAATCCCCAATACCATTTCGTTGATGCGATTGAGCAAGTACACCAGATAGTTGCAGATGTTCCGCAAACAATAATAGGTCACTACTGCTATCTTTGGGCCATTCCGCTCACACCTGATGGACAGTTTTATCACGATGATTTTGGAAACCCTATAATAGTACTTGAGAGCTCAAGATGCGGCATAGTTTCAGAGTCGATAACAACTGACAAGGGAGTAACACAAGTAAAGATCAATCCTTGTTTTGACGCTCTAAAAAACAAAGTTAGTTACGAGGTTACAGATAACATAGTTGGTCATTTAGGTAAGTATACCTTCTGTAGGGGCGACTCAGGAACATCATGGGAAGATATAGTAAGTAAACGACAAAAACCGCATCTATACCTGTACGAATATGAGGCAATTTCCGGTGCGACAGCTACTTTGCCTCAATACGTATCAGGCAAATGGACAGTTAAACCTATATGGTTGTGCGGAAAAGGCGAAGTAGTTCAGTTCGACACTACTGCCGAAATTGCCGAGGCATTGAATGAGGAACTGTTCAACCTTCATCTGTATTACATATCAAATGGTGCGTCAGGTACTAATCAGAATACTGGAGACGGAACATCAGGAAACGAATATGTCGGACTTGTCCACGAATATTTTGTAGTGAACTCATACGAGTTTTCGGGTATGGATCCAGTAAAGCAGTCCTACGTTGACACATCTAGCAACTCTAATCCAATGTGGTTTTTGAAACAGACCACTGGAGGGGGAAATGCTTTTTTAGTATGGAATGAACAATATGATGCACCTCAATTCGGAAAGTGGTCAATGGCAGGGGGAATACTTCAGGCAATACTTGGACTTGGATTGCCGCATATTCCTGATTCTTACAGACTTCCTGTAAAGTATAGAAGCAAATGCAACTACAACATAGACTTTATAGATACTGAAGTTGAGCCGCTAGATGCAACGTTTTCTGACTTTCCGTTTATGGATACTGCTCCATTTGTTCCTGGAAAAACAGATGAGTCGTTCCAGTTTATGGAATCTATCTATCTTGCTTACATAGGTGGAATAGATCCAATTACATCGGTACCGATAATTGTACAAGGAAGGAACGTATCCAACCACGGATATACAGTTGCAGCAGGTCTTTGCCAGAGACCTGAGGTGGTAAATTTCAACGCAGCGAAGGACATGTTTTGTGCTGAATATTTTTTAGGATGGGACTGGATAAATCATCCTGTAACTGACATACTTTCTCAGTTGCCTACTGATGCAAAAGGGAGGATAGATTCTAACGGTAAATTATATGCGTGCGAAGATCCTTCTTATCCAGACTGCACTTTTTGGGTTTCAAGAACAAATCCAGAGCAGTTTGTTTCCGGTACAAAAGTAAAGATAGGACAATATACGTCTTATGTTGATTCGTGGCATTATGTTGATGGGTATGGATATTTGGAAGTGTCTGATGATGCCAATGTTATCGGAACTTCAGATAGAGACGCGGTTGCGTATGGTTCATGCCTCATTTCGATACCTGCATACTCTCTTCCTTCAGACTCAGAAAAACAGGACATAAACGACCCTGAAAAAATAGCTGAGGCTTACAACCAAGACACCGATGATCCTTTCAGAATAACTATTTTCAGAGAGTCTTTCTGCGAATCGGTTGTTGATGTTATCCAAGCATTTCTGGGGTTCGAAAGTTCCGAGCTATGGATTCCACAGCATGAGCGACGATATTTCATTCCTTTTTTCGGAGTGAACAGTTCCATAGAATCGTTTATCGATTGGGATTCATTGTATTCGTTGGTTGACAATTCTATAGCATCACTGATCCCAGTAGTTCCAAGGGAATCATTCGTCATAAAAACAGAGCTCGATACCGTACTTAAAATGTTCGGTGTAGGAATGTACGAGGATTACAGTTTTCAAAGTCATCAATTCGTTTGGAGATTCAGAAAATACGGTAATCCAGTCGCATCTATTGCGCTAAACAGAGGAAGAATTATAGGATCATCAGACCTAATAGAGGAAGAATCGGTAGAAGAAGATCACTTAGTTCAGCCGATATTCAACCGAATAGAGCTCAAAATATCCGATGAAAAAAAATTCCTAATTGGAGACGATGAGACAAGAGAGATCGTATTCGAAAATAGAGACGTAAATTCTGTAGTGGACAGGGAGATACTCTCTCTTAAGCTTGAACCTTCGTTGTTCGTTTTGAAGGGTGGTTCGTACGTAGATTCTGGATATGAAGATTCGTCTCCTAAAGGTGGAACAAGTTCGGTTATCAATTCAATAACAAACGCAGTCGATAAGTCGAACACAGATCTCAAGGAACTGACAGATCATTTCGTTTCTCTGCTTTACAGGCTTGGGCAAAAAAAGGTCACTCAAAAAAGATCTCTTTTGATATCGTCACGGTTCAGGTCCCAATCTGGTTTGGAATCTCTAATCACAGACCCTATGGCTCACTATCCAAACACACACAAGGCTGGGCTTGAATCTTCCAATGTGCTTATCACCGAACAGAAGGTAGATCTTACAAAAAATATCATCGAGATTTCGTATCTTGTTTCTGGTGATAATTCAATTCACGGATACGCTCCTTCGTGCAGAGTTCACGTCGACGAAATAGCCATAAATGCAGACGGATTTTCTTGCGTACCTGAGTCGACCTATTCATCTATTCCGGTAAATGATATTTTCTATTTCGATTGTTTCGATATTTCCGACCCTACAAATCCAGTACCTAGGACTGATTCGTGCGGAGACTATTCTGTGTTGGTATATTCTCAAGATAACGGTGTTTCGGCAGACAATCCGTTGCAAGGAACTTGCAAGGTTGAGAATATTTCGGGGACGTGGACGCTTAGGATTTACTGCGACGAATCGAAGTTGCCATCAACAGGATATATAGTCATTACATACGGAACATACGACAGTTGCGAAGCTGACCAAAAATTATGGCTGTTCTTCTCTGACTCAGACGGAAGGGTCGGGACGGAAGGGCGCCGAGGAGACGTGTGGAGGTAATATGCCGACTCTTCAGATTTTCAATTCTTTCAGGTTGAAACTTGCCAAGGGAATTATCAACCTTGATACCGCTGCAAATGGAGGAGATACTTTCAAGGTGTTTCTTTCAGCAACAACTCCAAATCTGTCAACACACGACGAAAAGGGAGACATAACAGAGATCGCTAATGGGAATGGTTATACGACAGGAGGTCAATCTCTTACGATAACAAGCCTTTCAGAGTCTGCGGGTGTAGTCAGTTGGGTAATAACCTCAGATCTCACATGGACTGCGTCAGGTGGAACAATGGCATCGTTTAGGTATGCATACATCTATGATGATACAATTTCCGGAGATCCGCTTGTGGGAGTAATTGATCATGGTTCGACAGTTTCTCTATCCTCGGGAACTCCTTACATCCTGAGAACCGGCGGCGTAACCCTATTGACTGTTGACTGACAAATGGCAATCACCAAAATAGACGGAAACGGAGGATACGGAGAGACCTCATTCTCTCTGGATCTAGGAAGCGGATCTGGTCAGTATCAAGTTGTCTGCACGCTTCTTCAGTCAAACTCTGCAATACCTTCCACTCCAACTGTTACAATAGGAGGGACAACTCTTTCGTCTTTCTCGTACACGTTCGACGCAGGGGAGCGAACAGGTGAGTCAACTGGTTACAGATACGGACGCGGTACCATACATCACGGAAACGTTGGTTTCACTGGTGTAAAAACCGTTTCATGCTCTTATTCAGCTACATGGCAATCGATCTACGCGCTTTCGTATACCGGCGTTAATCATGTTCACACGTCTTCTGTTGGAACAGGATCAGGAACGACTTTATGCAGTAGGTCTTTCACTGCGAATGCGACAGGAAGCAAGACAATATTGCAGGGATCTATGTGGATTCAGGATGAAGAACCTATTCAGCCTGAGTCCTACTCAAACACGTCTGTTTCTCAAAACTCCATGGATTGCGGAGTTGGGCAGGAGAACAACACAACAACTTCAGTTGCAAGCGGATTCTCTTGGACATCGAGAGGGGCGTGTGATGGGTATAGGATCATCGGTGTGCTTCTCGATGTAGCATCGACACCTGTTGAGACGATAGTAACAGGAGAAACGATATCGGTAACGGGAGGATCGGTTGATTCAATAGTAGGAATTTCCGAAACAGTAGAAGTAGCATCAATATCGATAACCGGTGGAACTGTTGTATCCGAATACTCTGGCGGAAGATTTTATTGCGACCCTTACACGGATGTTGTTAGCGGTGACGGTTCATCTTGGGAAAGCCCTTTTGCAAATCTTGATGATCTGTTTTCTTCATTCAGCGCTGACAATGGAGACATCGGATATGTTAAGGCAGGAAGGTTCACTACTACTTCGGCAATACTCAAACCACCTTCAGGTGTAACTCTTTACGGAGGGTTTTCGAGATCACTGCGAGGGACATCCGCGCCGGTTGAGGATCGCCAATGGTTGACCGATAAGACCATCATTGACATGTCGGGAGCATACGGAGTTGATACACCATGGGGATGCATATCCTACGTTACGCCAGGAATAAGCCAAAGCGACGGATTCGTTTTGGATGGTTTTCATTTCCATAATTGCACAAACGATTTGTCTTCGACTGCCGGATATGGCGGTGCGATAAATTGCGATTCTCAAGATGGTTGGAAGATACTCAATTGTTGGTTTGAAAATTGTGACACCAAAACTGGAGGATATGGGGGGGCTATTTTCGTCGCTGGAGAGGGAAATCTAGGAGTCAAGCACCAGATAGTCAATTGCAGGTTCGTAGGGTGCAACGCTCCAGGTACTGCCCTAGGAGTCGGTGGGGGTGGAGGTGTTGCTCTTGTAGGTACAACTGCGATTGTATCGAAGTGCACTTTCGTAGGATGTTCAGGCGGAACCGGTGGAGGTCTCCTTGTCATTGACACTTCAGATCCTAATGAGGTTGAGGACTCAGAATTCAGGCTTTGCGAAGCCGTATACAAAGGATCGTCAATCGCGGTTATAGACAACGCCGATGCAGTTTCCTTCGACAGGATTAGAATTAAAACATCTGCTGGAAGCGGAACGGCATTTTTCACAGCACAAAGTTCGTCATCGTTTCCTGTCTCCGTTAAAAACTCGCAAGTTGTAGACAACGATTATAACGGAATCGAGACTTCGGGAGATGGATACGACAATCTTGCTGTGATAAATTGCACTATCGCTAACAACGGTGGAAACGGTTTGATATCTGCAGGCTCTCCAATGGCCGATATCGTTAGTATCTACAATTCCATCATCTATGGTAATACGGTAGGGCAGATTTCAGGTTCCGTTACGGTATGCCAGTATTCGGACATACAGGGAGGTTTCTCCGGTACAGGAAACATTGACCAAGATCCTCAATTCGCAGGTTCAAATCACTTCGAGCCGTACGCAATCGCTTATGAATCCGAATGCGTGGACGCGGGAAGTTCAGGTGTAACAGGATATGATGCGACTGACATCACTGGTTTCGTTCGAACTGGCACTCCTGACATGGGGTGTATTGAATCTTATCCTACTATTTGGGGCACGATAGACGCTACATTGTACAATTTTGATATGTCGTCTGAGAATCTATCGTCTGGTGGTTTTTTGCCTGCTGCAAATTTCCAGTTTCCTTATTTGCTACAGCAATCCCCTTCTCAACTATTAGACCCTGCAAAAAAAGGAGGGCCTTCCAATCCGTGCTATCCGATATGGGTTGGTTCCGAAATAGAGATTGAATCGTTTTCCGCGTTATTGGTAGAGGTATTCACTCAGACTTTTGGAAACCAGGTGCTTCAGCGCGGAACTATTGGACCCGGTGCTGAGAGCGGAAAGCCTTCATGGAACAATGAATTTATAGATGATCAAAAATCATCTGGGCACAGTACTCATGGAAATTCGTTTATTGCCACGACTGGAAGATCATCTTCAGGAATAGGATTCTCTGTATATGGAGAAAAGTCAAAACTGTTCTATGAATCTATCCGATATTCAGTAACCCATTTGGGAAATGCTTCGTCTTCGGATGATGTCAGGGTTTACAACGTATGGTTAGAAGGACATCCTCAAGTTGATAGGACGAGAACTGATTATTGCGCGAAATGGATTTACATTGCGAACTCTGTAGCACAAGCAGACTATCCTGTTTCGTCCGCTCTCATGCAGGAACTTGTTAAAAAATTGAACTATATAGTTTGGGAAAATAGGGGACCTATGTCTGTACCTGTTTTTGGTATATACTGGAAATCAAAACCGGAACTTCCGGTTATATGAAAGGTGAAAAAATGAAAATGTTTTTGATGGTTGTTATGTTTTCGATTGGATGTTCAGCAGTAGACAAACTTGATATTCCTATCGACGCTACTCCCGAGTTTGTTGTCAACGCAGCATGCTCTGAACTTCACGCTCAGAAATGCATCGGTGAAGTAATGGACCTTGTAGGAATCCACGGAGCAACATGCGCAGAAGATATCAAGGGAGCCATTGATGGCACTTTGACTTTAAATTTGCCTGCAGCAAAATCGCTACCCAAAACGTGTAGACAGTATGTTTCTGATATTTCAAACTACATTTCAGAGATCCAAAAAGCAGCACAGTAATGGTCGAGAAACACAAGCCGGGTCCGTTTTATTTGTCAACGGCAGGTATTAGGACCGGAGACCAACCGTTGTCGTCGAATGCGTCTGCTATATTTTCTAGTGCCCGTTCCTCGCTCAACTGGACCAAGGCAAGGCAGATATTCAGCTACATCGGACAAGGTCCGTTCGAGCCTGGGCTGGTTCCTGACGATAGTCCGTATAGACACCTAAATCCAGATGTCGACTACGCCGGAGTTTCACCTCCTTATTTTGCCGTAATTACGAAGTCTGAAGATCTAGACAACTATCACGCTATTGGGGGAATTCTCGATGCGTGGAGGTATTCTGACGGAGCAACCGTGTCATGGATGTATGATGGGTCAGTAACATGGGAGCAGTTGTTCCGTACTTATCACGACTCTCACAAGGATCCTTCGCTCGTTACATTTATGAACGGATTTCCATCAGTTCGCATCGAGCTCCTTGCAACTCCTGGAAAGGGTCCTCGTGATTACGGCGGTGGATATTCCTTCCACAAGCTTCGTTACGACAAAATGATGGTAGGAAACTTGTCGCTATGGACTGTACCTGATACCGCTTCGGAAATGGACGATGAAGATTGGACTTTGTTTTCGGAGTCAGAGTTCAAGACAGGAAGACAAGTCCGATCATTCGACTCCTCGAGGAGAGGAATAGGAAACCTGATCGATTCTGCAAACGACATAGAATACAGAACTTCGAGGTGCCTCCTTCAGTCGGGACACCCGCTTGGAATATCGACCGGTTCTTCCGAATACGTAGATATAAGAACAGGAAGGGCAACACTGTCCGGAAACGCATCCAAGTTCCGAGTATCCCCTAGAGGCCTATATAGTGGGGATACGGTAGTGTGCACACCGGCCGTAGTCGCATGGGCTCCCGGAGCTAGTGAGGTGTCTCCCGCTCGAGTTAGATTCTACTCGGTGGTATCGGGAGATTTCGCCGAGATTGAGATAACATCCGGCACCGAGGCGCTCTATACGGCACCGGGTGGTCTCAATGTATCCAAATACGATGATCGTATCATAATAGATTTTAAATCCCAGCCAGGACAAGCGGTTGCCGTTAGGACATACGCCCTATTCGAGGATTTACCGGGCATACCTTCCTAGTTTTTGCTACAAAAACACTACAAGCAGAGCCTTTATTTACCTTTTTTCATAGGTCATAAAACTTTTCATAGTTGAAACCATTGATGTTTTTGGCTTTAGCTATGCAAATTTTGCGATATTGCGAAACGTTTGCCTTTCTGTATTGTCAAAAAACTCAATGATTTCAACACTGAAAGTTTTGGCATTAGGTTTGCACTATAATAGGGCATGCGGCAATTGAGCCGATTAAAAAAGGAGATTTTAAATGAATAATCAAAATCATCAAACAATGACAGTCGGGGAAGCTGAAAAAATAAGTAGCGCTGCCAAGTATATCAGATACGAAGGAGGAGCCCAATACTGGGAAACCTTGCCGCAAATCGCATATGCGATCAAGCGTGACAAAATAGCCCTTCCTAAAATGTTCCACTGCATGGGATGCGGAACCGTCGGAATGCCTGACGAGGTAACAATCACCGAATGATTGCGCGTCCTATCCGGCTCCGAGACTCGGTACCGGTCATGGCCGCACAATGTGCAAAAAATGAGACTGAGATGACAAAACCAGGACCGAAATCACAGGAAATATGCAGAAAATACTGGGTGAAAAATGCCGGAGATGGTTGCTGCGTCGGGTGTCCGATACAGATACCGTGCGGAACATGGTGCCCTACAACAATAGAGGCAATTGAAAAACATAACGAAACCGTGGAAAACGCCGCAATCAAATATTTTGAGACCCAAAATATACCTGATTGAAACACGAGACGCCGGAAGTCAGGTGGAGACGAGCGCACGAAGCGCAAAAACAAAGGAGATGAATATGAAAATCACATGTCTGGATACCAATAAAAAAACAAAAATCAACTGGGACAATTCGCATGACGAACAGTTATCGGACGCGATTAACGACGCGGCAACCAGGCTAATCCGCCGCGAAGAGGAGTTTAAAATACGCGGCCATTTTATCGATTTGAAATATGACGAATTCGAACCACAATCAAAATATCGTGCAGAGGTTGTGTATCTGGTGGGTGGTTTGACGGAACATACAGGTAAATACAGAACGTTCAAAATCGAAAACTGATTCGCGCCTCCGCTCTGCCGGCCAGAAATGGCCGGTGGTGACGGGGATACGAAGGAGGAAAAAAATGTTTGTTGTAACGTGTAACGGAAAAAAAAGAACCCACGGAGTTTGGAGTTTGGCAGTTGGAAGCGCCAGAACCATGTCAATCTTCGAAATGGAACCAGCCCAAATCTGGTCAGAGGATGATCCGTTTAACCCGTTCGCAGAGTTTTCCAACGGAATGCGCACGGATGAGGATGACAATCGCACTTTTAAAATAGGTGGAAAAGATGACAACTGAAATACTTGTTGATTTTGCGAGGATGTTTTTGACAGTTATCGGATTGTGGTCAGTGCTATCGATTATTGCGATAACTCCATTTGCTGTTAAAAACTATATCAATTCGTCCAGAATGGAAAAATTTAAAAGAAAACTTTATGAAACGGAGGAAGATTAACATGTGGATATGCGAGACAAGGGATGGCAAGGGAAGGACTGTCCAGAGGAGACTTGTGGAGCTCGAATCGTCACCCGCTTTGGTTTGTATGCCTGATGGATGGACAACCACCGTAAGAAGGGCAACAGCAGATGATATATCTTCCATAAGAGAAGATATAAAAATGTTGTCTGTACGGAAAAACAGAAAATGCCATAGGAAGTGGTAAATGGCAAAATTCGTAAATACTTACGAAGGTAGAATAAAATGGATACATCATTTGATAACGGATGTCGCAAGGCCTGCAAACGGAAATCAGTATCCAATAGGTGAGCCGTATATTGTCATAAAGTATTTTTACCACTGGGTTTTTGATGATATCCATATTCGGCAAGGATGTGAAGACGTTACGATTGAATGGGTTGCGGAAGTGATCAATGATTTTCTCATTTCTGAAAATCCTAATTGCAGACATGAACTGTTAACCAATCCATGATGTTTATATTGTTTAGTATTATTAGGCATAGAAAGTGCAAGTTTACATACGCAACGGCGTGTCCGTGGTTCTGGGTGTGATATAGGCCTGAACGACAGGCTGATTACAATCACACTCGGAACCGCCGACACGGCGAGCACACCCGCTGTCACTCCTTTCGGCGGGTGTGTTTTTTTATCAAAGGAGCGAAAGATGCGAGGTGCCCCGATGAGACGAACCATTACAGAAATGACCAACCGCGAATTCTCCCGCCTCCACGAGGCGCACGAAGACCGAGAGCTTGACGCCTATCTGAAAGAATCCCAAGCGTGTCTATGCGATGACAAACACTGCTCAGTTTGCGTCGACTGGTCGCAATTGGAGGCTGACGATGAGACGCCGTAAAAAGCTCCCGAAGGAACCTGGTTGGAGATGGTACAAATCACAGTTTTCAATGGACAACGCTGAATGGATTCCCGCAAAAATATGGGTCAGCACGCGCCTTGGGTTATGTTTCCTTCCATGGGGTAGGGCGTCGCATTGCGAAGCAAAGCCGATCTCAAACTCAATTCCATCCGAATGGGGCGGGCCAATAACCAGACATAAATTGTCCAATGCGAGACCTAAAATAAAAATAACCGCGTGTTTGGATCTGGACAAGGAGTGACCGATGGAAAACAAAATAAAATATAACAAATGTGAAGATTGTGGATCCACTGAAGCTAAACATTACTCTGCCAATTTAGGAGTATGTAATGATTGTGGGCAATTTATGGATCGTGAAAATAAACTAATGGTGATTGCCTCCGAAAGTGGAATCGAGAAGACCAAGGCTCAAGCAGTCCTGGAGCAGTTCCAGTCCTTCGCAAATCAGGCGTCCGAGTGGGAACAAAAGACGCGAGCGTTGGTAATCACCGACGTGTCTCAAAAGAAAGAGATGCAACTTGCAAAATCAGCAAGGCTCAATCTTCGTGACATCCGCGTTGCTGCGGAGAAAAAGAAAAAGGAACTCAAGGCCGGAATCCTCGTGGAGGGCCGCTTGATTGACGCTATGTACAATTTCATCGCCGGAGTCACGGAACCCCTCGAAAGAGAGCTCCTCGAAAAGGAGAAATTCGCAGAGCGGCAAGAGGCTGCGCGGCTCCTTAAGCTCAAAACCGAACGAGAGGAATCCCTCGCGCCGTACGGTATTGATACTCAATCCTACAGCCTGGGTTCCATGAGCGAAGAGGCCTTTTCGAACCTTCTCGACATGACCAAAACTTCCTTTGAAGCAAAACAGGCCGAGGCCCGAAGGCTCGAAGAGGAGCGTATCGCCCGTGAGAAAAAAGATGCTGAAGAAAAAGCCGAACGTGAGCGATTGGACCGAGAGGAGCGAGCGAAACAGGCGGCTGAAAATGCGAGACTGAAAGCCGAGGCCGAGGAACGCAAGCGGCAGATCTCCGCCGAGCGAGCGAAGGCCGAGGCGAAGCTCAAGGAGATTGAAGAACAGTTCCGCAAGGAAGCCAGGGAACGCGCGGAGGCAGAACGAAAGCGGATTGCGGAGGCACAAAGGGCCAACGCTGAGGCCATTGAAAGCGCCAGGGTCGAGCGATTAAAAGCCGATGCCGAGATACGCAGAGCACGCGAAGAGGCAGAGAAGGCCCTCCGTGAACTCCAAGAGAATAAGGCCGAAGAAGAGCGCATCAAGCGCGAAGAGTCATACCGTGTCGAGGCAGAGCGAAAACGGATTGAGGCGGCCGGGGACAAGGAAAAGCTGATCACCTATTTAGGCCAAGTGAAATCTATAACGTGGCCATGCCTTTCGTCTGACAAGGCTGATGCAATCGCGAAAAAGTTCAGGATGGCGATCTATAATGCAACAATGGAATCGGAGGAGTTATGAACCACACCGAATACAGCCAAATAAAGGCGCTCAACTGGTCGACGTTGAAAAAAATCAGCGTATCACCGGCCTATTTGAGGCACTGCATCGACCACCCTGAAGAGGAGTCGGATAAAGACGCGTATCGCCAAGGACGTGCCACACACTGCGCCACGCTTGAGCCAGAGCGCTTTTTGTCCGACTACATCGTGCAGCCGGACTTTGCACAAATGGCGCGTGACAAATTCGGCAATCTTCGCACCAAAGAGGCCCAGAATTATCGCGATGCAAATCAAGCCGAGTGGTTCGAGAAAAACAATCGTCCCGGTGTTGAAATCATCTCGCAAGAGGAGATGGATCTCGCATTGAGAAGCGCGTCCTCCATTCGCAAAAACAGACACGCGATGTCTCTGCTCAGAGATTCCAAATGCGAGCAGGTTATCCGATGGTTCAATCCCGATACCGGGCTTGAGTGCAAAGGCAGAATCGATATCCAATGTGGTCGAATCGTCGATCTGAAAACTACCCGAAGGTCAACAGTTCGCGAACTGCTCATGGATGCCTCTAGATTCGACTACCACGCACAGGTCGCGTGGTACCATGACGGAGCGAAACAGTGCGGCCTAATCGACGGTGAGGCCCTTCCGGCCGCGATCTTTATCAACGCTGTTCCAGGCTCTACATTCACCGATGTCGCAGTGCTCGACATGACAAACACCCCGTGGGTTTTTGAAGCCGGGCGCCGGTTGTACAAGAGCCTCATCAACCTCTATAGAGGCTGTCAGATTTCCGGAATATGGCCCGGCATGGCCCCTGCAATAGTGGACTGGACGGCACCGGATTGGAAGGTTGCCGAAAACGAAGGCGATGAATTTTAAATGCCTCTACACGGATACAAATGGAAATACCAATGGTGGCGCGTTGATAAATCAGTTGATTGGGAGCCTATCGCAACGCGCATCAACAATGATGGAGAAGAGATTGTGCAGTTCCTAGGAGTTCAACTTTGGAATTTTAAATCTATAGTTGGCGGCGAATTTGGACCCGAAATAAAGGAGAATCCCAATGACTGACTCACACGAAACAACTGAAGTGGCACCGGCTCAAATAACATATATTGAGCGGCCTTCGGCGCTTCATCCATTGGTTGCGCTGTTTCAGGCAAGCGGTGGAAATCCAACCCCTGAAATGATGGCCCAGTGGATGGACCTTCAGGAGCGATACGAGGCACGTGAGGCTGAGAAAAAATACACGGCTGCAATGGCTATCGTAAAACCTCTTCTTCCGGTTGTGATTGGACACGACAAGGTAGTTGATTACGGAACAACCCATTTCACACATGCAAGCCTTCCTGCGGTTATGAAAGACGTCGTACCCGTCTTATCGGCTCACGGATTCGTTTTGAAATGGATACCGTCTACTCCTAACTCGAACATGGTGACGGTAGAGTGCCGTATCACTCACTCCGGAGGGCATCAGGATTCGTGCACCATCAGCGCCCCCCCCGATACCAAAGGGGGCAAGAACGCCGCCCAAGCTGTAGCATCAACGATAAAACTACTAGAACGGTACACGGCCCAGGCTCTCCTAGGTATAACCGATCAAGATGTCGACGAGATTGGATCGCACAAAACGGATGACGATGAAAAGATCGACACCGAGCTAAATCTGAAGGCCCTGGCCAGTCTCGCTAAAATTGGAATCGGTCAAATAGAGGCCGAGAATCATGTTCAGTGCGAATTTAATAAATGGACCAAAAAGGATGTCGGCTCGCTTCGCCAGTTGGCTGCGAGTCGCAAACAGCAAAACGAACAAGGCTAGTAATGATTCAAATTTGATGATCAATCGTGTGGAGGTTTTGATGATTTTTTACGGAGACGGAGACGGAGACGGATTCGGATATGGATACGGAGACGGACACGGATTCGGAGACGGATACGGAGACGGAGACGGATTCGGATACGGAGACGGATACGGAGACGGATACGGATTCGGATTAGGATTAGGATACGGATACGGAGACGGATTCGGATATGGATTCGGAGACGGATGCGGAGACGGATGCGGAGACGGAGACGTATACGGAGACGGATTAGGATGCGGATGCGGAGACGGATTCGGATATGGATTCGGAGACGGACACGGATTCGGATGCGGATACTCAGACGGATTCGGATTAGGATTAGGATGCGGAGACGGATTCGGATGCGGGGACGGAAACGTAATATCAACAATCGGACAAAGGGAAGTAATCCATATAACCGTTTTTGATTACATAAAAATCGGATGCCAAATCCACACGTTTGAATGGTGGGAGGTTAATTGGCGTGAGGTTGCCAGCGAATATGACGTCAAGATAACTAAAAAAGAAGTTGTCGAGATATTTGATACGATAAACATGAAACGCGTCAAAGACGCAGAATTGGAGTCAAGATGAAAGCGATAATTTATCACGGGGCAAATGGGCGATGCATGATTTACGGAGATATCGATGGAGATCTTCCACTGCCAGGTCAGACAGTTAGAGTCAAAAACGCACGAATGATCCTTCGTGTAGAAACAGTTGGTAATCTTGGTATTGCCGGATGCGGTCCCAAGCAAGGAAGCGATACCCGCATTGGCCACGTTGTACCA